CAAATGGAATGGAATATGCAAACCGGCGAAATCAACACGCTCACCAAGCGAGGACGCAATGGCAAAAATCCAGGTCAAGCCAAACCGCGACGATCTCCCGCCGCATCCGATTGACGGCAAATTGCCAGCCGGCGGCGGCCTATGGACCGCCGATCAATACACGTTCCGCCTGATCCGCGACGGCGACATTAGCGAGGTCGCCGAGGACCCGCCGCCCGAGGGCCGCGGCGGTGATCCGCAACCGCAACACAAAACCAAAGGCAAAGAGGGCCGCTGACAAGCGGCCCTTTTCATTTCTGAAACCAAGGGAGTCGACCCATGCCGATCTCGTTTAATCAAATTCCCCAAGGGTGGAAGCTTCCCTTGGTTTACATCGAAGTCGATCCGAGCCAGGCGGGAACGCCGACCTCCAACAAGTATGCGTTGCTCGTCGACTACAAGCTCGCCGCCGGCACCGCACCGACCGACGTGCCGATCGCGTGCGGCTCGATCTCCGACGCCAACAACCTCGCCGGCCAGGGTTCGCCGCTCGCGCGCATGTACGCGCGGTTTTTCCAACTCAACAAGTCGACGCCGGTGCTCTTGCTCCCGGTCGCGCAAGCCGGCTCGGGCGTTGCCGCAACCGGCACCGTCACGGTGACCGCGCCGTCGACGCAAGCCGGTGAGCTCGACCTCTATGTCGCCGGGCAAAAGGTCGCCGTCGGCGTTGCCGCCGCCGATCCCGTTGCCACGGTCGGCACCAATATCGCGGCGGCGATCACCGCCATGCCTGACCTGCCGGTGACCGCGACGGCGGCCGGCGGCGTCGTCACGCTCACGGCCAAATGGAAGGGCCTCACCGGCAACGATATCGGGCTCGCGCTCAACGTGCTCGGGCCAAACGGCGGCGAAATGTTGCCGCCGGGCCTCGCCGTCACCTTGCCGGCGCCCGCCGTTCTCTCGGGCGGCGTCGGCGTCCCGACATGGACGACCGCAATCGCCAACCTCGGCGACGAGCCGTACGAATACGTCGGGCTTGGATTCAACGACAGCGGCACGCTGATCGCCTGGGAAACCGAATACGGGTTTTCCGACTCGGGCCGTTGGGGATGGTTGCGCGAGGTTTACGGCCATGTGATCGGCGCCAAGCGCGACACCTACGCCAACCTGTTTTCCTACGGCCCGACCAACAATAGCGGCGTTGTGTCGCTCCTGGCGATCGAGCCGGATTCGCCGTCGCCGATTTACGAATGGATCGGCGCCTATACCGCGCGCGCCGCGGGGGCCTTGTCGATCGACCCGGCGCGGCCGTTGCAAACCCTGACGCTCGACGGCATCACGCCGGCGCCGAAACATTTGCGCTTTAACAAGACGCAATTGAACGCGATCGCCGGCGTCGGGCTGGCGATTCAAATGGTCAACGCCGGCGAGATCGCCGCGCTCGCCCGCGAGCAAACGACCTACCAAAAGAACACGCTCGGCCAGCAAGACAACGCCTACGAGCTCATGACGACGCTCGCCACGCTGGCCGAATTATTCCGGCGGATGCGACAGTCGATCACCAACAAATACCCGCGCTCGAAACTGGCCGACGACGGCACGCGGTTCGGACCCGGCCAGGCGATCGTCACGCCGAACATCATCCGTGCCGAGCTCGTCGCCGAGTACCGGCAATGCGAATACGACGGCCTGGTCGAGAACGGCGACGCCTTCAAGGCCGCGCTCATCGTCGAGCGCGACGACGTCGACCCAAATCGCGTCAACGTGCTCTACCCGCCCGACGTCATCAACCAAATGCGAATGTTCGCGGTGCTCGCGCAATTCCGCCTGCAATTCCCGCTCGCGCTCGCGGCCTAACCGAAACCGAAAGGAGCTCGATCCATGTCAAACCGATTTGCGGGCGTCGCCTATTGGTCCGTCGATGGCAAGCAACTTGCCGTCCGCGGCAATCTGGAGGTCATGCCGTCACGCTACGAGCGCACCGGCATCGCCGGCCAGGACGCGGTGCACGGCTATTCCGAATTGCCGGTCGTTCCCTACGTCGCCGGCGACGTCTCGACGCTGGAAGGCACCAGCGTCGAGGCGATCGACGCGGTCACCGACTCGACCATCACCGTCGAGGCGGCCAACGGCACGGTGTACGTCTTGCGCCGCGCCTGGCGGGCCGAGCGATCGACCGTCAACACGCGCGACGGCCAATTCCATGTCCGCTTTGAGGGCATGTCTTGCGACGAGCTCGTCGCCTCGGCCGCATAAGGAAATCACCCAATGGCCGTCAACGTGACCGATATCAAGGCGCGCGAGGCAGCGGCGCCGCCGATCCCCGAGGAGGACAACAAGCCGTTGCCGGGCTATACATGCGAATTGCAAAGGCCGATCGAGGCGCACGGCAATACGCTGACCGTGCTCGTCTTTCGCGAGCCGACCGCGCGCGACCTCCTCTCGATCGGCAATCCGGTGATCTTCGATCCGATCTCCGACCCGCCGAAAATCATGCACGACGAAAAGCGCATGAACGCGATGCTATCGGCGCTCGCCGGCGTGCCGCCGTCCTCGATCGCCTCGCTGACGACGCGCGATTTCATCACATGCGCCTGGGGCGTCACGCCTTTTTTCGTGCCGGTGCCGGGCAAGATTTGATCGGCGATTGCATCGGCCTGGGGCTTAACTTTCACTGTAGCCCGCTCGTGTTCGCCGATCTCCCCATGAGCCAGGTTCACGACCTCATTCGCGAATTGATCGACGTCAAGGATAAATGGCGCAATGGCTGAACAAGACGAGGTCGTCAAGATCGTCGTTGAGGTCGTCGACAAGTTCAGCAAGCCGCTCGACGACATGCGGAAGCAACTCACCAGCGTCGGCGAAAAGGGGCCGGACGCCGAGAAAATCACCAAGCATTTCGACGGCTTGCGGGCCGCCGCGCGCAATGTCGGGAGCGCGTTGAGCGTGACGTTGTTGCCGGCCTTGCGCTCGTTGGGCTTAGGCTTTGCCACGATCGCCACGGCAGTATTCGGCGCGGTGGCGGCGCTCAAGGGCTTTGCCGGCAACCTCGACGTCCTGAGCCGGTTGTCGCGCGAGACGGGATTAACGATCGACCATATGCGCGAGATGGAAGCGGTCGGCCGCCGCGTCGGCGCGACGACCGCGGAAATGCGCGACGGCTGGCGCAATTTTGCCGCCGAGATGCACAAAATCCGCGCGCATGTGAAAAGCGAGACGCTGACCGGATTGCGCGCGGTCGGCCTGTCCGGTTACGCCAACCGGCTCGCCCAGGCCAGGACGACCGCGGAGGCCGAAGCCCTCATGTTTGAGGAGCTCGACAAAATCCGCGATCCGACCGAGCGGCGGCGGTTCCTGGCGTTGCATTTTTTCCCGCCGGAATTTGCCGAAACCACGCGCGCGGAACGCGAGCGGCTTGTCGCCGAGTATCGCAAGCAAGTCGGGCCGGCGACCAAGGAAGCGATCGACGCCTCGAAACGATTCGAGGATTCGCTCGATAACCTGGCGAATCGGTGGGAAGCCCTCACGAAACAATTGGCGCGCGACGGCACGCTTGAGGACGTCGTCAAGTCGCTCGAGTCGAGCCTCGGCGCGATCGAAAGCATCAACTCGGCGATCGGCGGCATCGGTGGCAAACCGGCACCGGGATCGCTCGGCGACAAGCTCACCGGACCCAAGTCGGAGCAATGGCATTTGCCGAAACCGCCGGGCCGGCCGCTCACGATATGGGAGCAATTATTCGGCATGGGGTTTAAGACCGTCGACCCCGAGCATCCGGCGAAGCCGCAAAGCGACGACAAGGCCAAGGACACGATCAAGCAAGGCACGAGCGCCGGCGTCGTCGAGGGCCTCAAGAAAATGGCGCTCGACACCGGCAGCGGCGACGGCACATTCGGCGGCGCCTCGATCATCCGCGCCTCGCTCGGCGGCGGAAGCCGCGGGCGCGGCGGCGGTGATCCCGACAGCGAGCCGGCGCCAGGCGGGCGCGGCAACATACCGGGCAACCGCCGCGCGGTTGCCGGTGCCGTCGTCGACGAGCTCCGCAAGGCCGGCCTGTCCGACGAGGCGATCGCCGGCATCCTGGCGAATATCGGCTCGGAAAGCTCATTCGATCCGACCTTGCGGCATCCCGATCAACCGGCCTACGGCGGCGAGGCGTATTACGCGCACGGTCTTTATCAAGAGGGCGGCGCCGAATGGAATAATTACGCGCGTTGGCTCCGCGAGAGTCATCCCGGCGAGTCCTGGCAAGACCCGCGCTTGCAAACGCAATTCCTGATTCATCGGTTGCGGACGGGCTACCCGAAACTATGGGAAAAGCTCAAGCACTCGGGCCGCACCGGCGCCGCGGTCGCGTTCTTGCGCGAGTATTTGCGGCCGGCGCAACAGCACCAGGACTCCCGCGCCCGCCAGTATCAACGCGGCTTGCCCGGCGTCGAGGACTACACCGGGGCGGCGCCGCCGGCGGCGGACGCCAAGCCGCAAAGCGAGCCGGCGCCGACGGCACCGCCCAAGCCGGTGCCGCGCGACCGGCTCATCGACGCCTCGGCAAGCTCGTCGCCGGGCGCGCCCGAGGGGACGGCATCGCTCCGCGTCATGCTCAACGGCTTTCCGCGCGGCACGCGCACGAGCACCGAGGCGAGCGGCGTATTCGGCGACGTCGAGACGCACCGCGGCAACATGCTGGCGACCGAGCGCGCGTAAATGGCCGAACAGGACGAAGCAATCAAGGTCGTCGTCGAGGTCGTCGACAAATTCTCAAAACCGCTCAACGACCTCAAGAAAGAGCTCGACCGCCTGAGCGACCGCGGCGGCGACGGCGCCACGAAAGTTAAAAAGCATTTCGACGGCTTGCGCGAGGCCGTCACCAATGTCGGCGCCGCGCTCAACGCGACGGTTGTCCCGGCCTTGCGCGCGGTCGGCGTCGGCTTTGCCGGCGTGAGCGCGGCGGTCGCGACGGCGGTGACCGCGCTCAAGGGCTTTGCCGGAACGACCGAGGTATTATCGCGCCTCTCCCGCGAAACCGGCATCTCGATCGACCGGATGCGCGAGCTTGAGGCGGTCGGCCGGCGGCTCGGCATATCGGCCGGCGAAATGCGCGCCGGCTTCCGCGACTTTGCCGCGACCATGCATCAAACGCGGCTCGGCATCGGGGACGCCGCCGCGGATTTACGACACCACGGCCAGGCGGAATTTGCCGAGCAATTGCGCCACACCAAGACCAACGCCGAGGCGCTTGAGCTCATTCTTAAAAAGCTCGACACGTTGAGCGATCCGCAACACCGGCGCGATTTCCTCAAGGGCCAGCATTTGCCGCCGGGTCTGGCCGACGCCAACCGCAAGGAACGCGAAAAGCTTATCAAGGAATGGCGCGACAGCGTCGGCGCGACGACCAAGGAGGACGTCGCCGCCAGCGATCGGTTCGAACATGCGTTATGGCGCATGGGTAACGCCTATGAGGCGTTTACGCAAAAGCTCACGACCGAGGGCACGCTCAAGACGCTGACCGAGTCGCTCAATACGATCGCCGACCTCGTCCCGCGCATTATCAAGGGCATTAACGATTTCAACGCGCTGCAAAAAAAGTGGAACGACTTTTTTACCCCGCCAAAATTGCCCGGCGCGTCCTGGGAGGAATGGTGGGAAAATATGAAAAAGCGGATGGGCGGGAGCGGCGATACGGCCGCGCCGCAAGCAAGTCCGCAAAAAATGTCCTACGGCGCCGGCACGTTCGGCGGCGCGCAGGTTATCCGCGCCTCGCTCATCGGCGGCGGTGACGAAAAGGCCAAGGAGACGATCGCCGAGGGCGTCGTCGAGGGCCTGAAAAAATGGGCGCTTGAGGAAGGCGCGCCCGAAGGACCGGGCGCGCATGGCGGCGTCGGCGGTGACGGTGACGGTGACGGTGGCGGCGGAGGCGCCCGCGTGATCCGCGCCTCGCTCGGCCCGAACGGCGGCGACAACCGCACGCGCGCGGCAACGCGCGGCGGCGGCGGTAACGGCGACGGCAGAGACGGCGACGGCGACCCGGCCAAGGCGCCGCCGGGGAGCAAAGCGGCCGGATCGAGCGGCGGCGGTACGGAACCGAATCAATCCGACCGGCCGTACAAGATCGGCGGCAAGGTCATGGTTGGCGGGCAAAGCTTTACATGGGGTTCGGGCGGCACCGGACGCGGCTCGCTTCCTTATGGC